ATAATCTTGTCGACCTGCCTCTAGTGCAATGGAGCCTGAGTATGAGTTGTATGAGCCTCCGATGCCTGCTTCCATTGCGTATGGCTCAGCAAATCTGGCTAGATACTCAAGGTTTTCCTTGGGATAGATCTGCTCAGAGCCAGACAGGCTGCCAGTGGCTTGGCCTAGCCAGTTGTTTAACTGTGATTTTGCTTGGTATTCATTGACAATTCTAGAATACTGTAACGTCGCTTCTTCGAACGCTGCCCAGATCTGCTTTTTGGTTAACTCAACACTTAGAATGTCATCGCCTAGACGTCGCTTGACAAAAGTAACCATAGCGTCTGCTTCGGTCTGAAAGACAGTATCAGAGTCGAAGAAGCCGAAGGGAGTCGGATTAATCGTGTTAGCAAAAGTAGCCACAGGCTTATCCTCCCAGAAAACACACTACACAAAGGTAAGTATCACTGGAAGTCTAATTAAATGCTTGAACTTAAAGAATCAGGTGGTGTGCAAAGCTTTCTGTGCCACCGTGGAACTTTTATTTTCTCACTTTTTGGTTGCCTTCATTTCTTGTTCTTAAGTGTCCTCAGAAGTACCTGGCACATCTGCCTGTATCAACGTGATGTGTGCCTCATAGAAGAATCTAGGGGGGCCTTCCGCTACAAATACCCACCAGCCCACGTGAGTATTAGATAAACTTTCCCAAGGTGTCGGTTCCCGAGGAGAGTACTCTTCTCTATCAAGCAGGACTCCTGTGTGAATCGGTGCCCATGAAGCAATCTGACACCTGACTAGATCTCCGGGTTTAAACTTAGACATCAGGTGGTGCATAAGGGAAAATGGACGACTCATTCCAGGCTTCAAGCTGGTTGGCCTCAGTTAAAACAGTCCACACTGTCCAGCAAACTGACTCCCAGTAATCAATACCTCGCGTTTTTGTTTGCTGTTCAATTAAAACGCCTACGGTCATGTCGGTGTAGTGAATCACTAGCTGACCTGGGTAGAATTCGTCTTCCATCTAAGCCGCAACCTCAAGATGCATTAGGGATGATTTTCTGACCACTATCAAGTTACAGTCTGTGGTAAGGCAGAACACAAGAAAATATGCACTACCTGTAAACATCCACCACTTTGCCATTGCTTGCTTAATGATTTTAAGATCTTTTTCTCCCAGTGCATCAATTACAAGCATTGGATTGTTTCGCCACGGCTGATCGTGATCTTGCCAATAATAAGTCAAATTCCAAGTAGACTTACTGTCCTGAGAGACGTAATCATCCGCCTGCTTAAAGCAAACTAGATCTCCCGGCTGGATGACGCGAGTTACCGATGGACCTGGATGGCAATTAGATTGCATTCAAGGACTCGCAGGCATGTCTCGTCAGAGATTCTCTCTTAACAACAATCAAATGATTGTCAGCAGCAAGACAGTATAGCAGGAGACCGGGCTTGCGTGTTAAGTAATCCCAGTTTCTTCCGAAAGTCTGTCTGATTTCCAACAATTCAACCTCGGGCACAGTGTCAATTACAAGCAATGGGCCGCCTCTTCGGCCTGACATATCGATGTGAGCATCAAGAAAGTTCATGAGGCGCCACTTAGTTCCGTAAACTACTTTCCCTGTCCTATACAAGTAGTCATCAATAAACTTAAACCAAACCAGATCACCTGTGCTGATGTCTCTTTTCATGTGTTATTTTAAGTTTGGCGCACCAATTTTACAAATAAAAAGGGCCGCCCGAAGGCGGCCCTTGTGGCGAGCGCCACTAGACTAAGTCTAGATGACGTTCATGTCGAGGCAGGTGACCGTGCCGTAGAAGTCGGCGCGAACCATCTTCTTGCCGTAGCGAGTCATGACACCCTTACGCGGGGTGAAGTCCTCAGGAGCGAAGATCGTCGGCGTGACGATGAGCGGCACGTACGGAGCGTAGACGTAACCCGTCTCGAGGTAAGAACCGCCCTTGTAACCGACCAGGATCTTCTGGCGCGGGAAGTAGGGGTCCTTGTAGACCGTGAAGCGGTTGGACAGTGTACCAATCGCCTCAGCACCGATCGAGAACGGAGCGCCGACCTGACCCATACCATCGATGGTAAGGGACGGCTTGTAGAGCACCGAAGCCTCGAGGATGGTGGCAACGTCCGGAGAAACGACGATGAAGTTCGCCGAACCGCGGAGCGTCTTACGGTGGATCTCGTTAGCGACATCGATGATGGTCTCAACGAGAGTCTCGTACCACTCACGGACCGTACCGGTGAAGGACGGACCAGTTGCCAGAGCCGAAGCGAGGTCAACCGACGTACCCGTGGTCTTGTTAACGAACTTACCAGGAGCCCGTGACCAGAAGTAGTTAGCACCACGCGCCTCGGTGAGAAGGTCCGCGAGAATCTCACGGTCAATCTCGAGGGCAACCTGCTCGGAGAGGATCTGAGTGAGCTCGACCTCAGCGTCAAGGCTGTGGTAAGCGTTCAGGTCCTGAGCGAGCTCCGGCGACCAGCGAGCACGGAGCTTACGGGTCTGAGCGGTAACCGCGATGGACTCGATCTTGATGTCAATTTCCGGAATCTGGGGCGACGGCGTGGTCGCGAAGTCAGACTCAAAGGTCGGAATGGTGAGGGACGAAGCGTCCGTACCAACATCAAGGCCAGCGGCAATCGCGTAGGAACCAGAGAGACCGACGGCCGCAGTGGTGTCACCGGCGCGAGTCGGGCTATAAGCACCGGACACGACGGTAAGCAGAGCAGCGTTGGTATCTGCACGGCCAACAAGCGGGTTCGAGGTGAAGACACCGCCGCTGAAGGTACCGAGCTGGTTGAGACGACGAACGTTGAGAACGTTGTTTCCGCCCTGGATTGTTTCCGGAATAACAGCGAGACCGATTGCAGACGGTGCCTCCGAGTAGACCGAGAAATCTCTAATGTTAGTCAGATCGATATCAGTACCTAGCTGATTGAGGTTGAAGACAAGGAACTGGAAGCGACCCGTTGAGTCGAAAGCTCCATCCTTGTAATCTTCCTCAATGAGCGTGCTGAGCTGCGGGTCGAACTGGATGAGACGACCGTCGGTACCTGTAGCGAACATCAGCGCACCACCGGTGAGGGTCGTGCCCGCCTGGAATGAACCAGAAGCAAGCATCGCGAGCTCGGCACCAGTCGTGGTAGCGTGAACCTTCGAGTAGGTAGCACCGACGAGATCGTACTGACCACCCGTACCGAGCGAACCGGAGCGAACTCCCTTGCCGGTGGGGTTGTTGTAGATCGAGGTGCCAGCCTTGTAGGTCTGCGCATCAGCCGAACCAGCAGCACCCGTCTGTAGGTTGGTGTCACCACCGACGCGAGTACCGTAGGTGTAATCCAGGTAGAAGAGCAGGCCCGAGGGAAGGCTCATCGGCTGGATCGACACGAGCTCGTTGGCAACGAGGCCACCGAAGACGCGACGAACGATCGGGAAAGCGATGTTCGAGAAACCACGAAGGTCGCCCGAGGACGTCACCGCACCAGCTCCGGTGGAGATGGAGGACGACTCACGCAGAAGCTGCATCGCCTGGTTCTCAAGGAGGCGAGCCATGTTCTCTCTGCGACCCTTCTCAAGGCCACGAAGAAGACCGGTACGCGTCCACTTCTCAACTAGTCCATTAACTTCCGCGCCGAGATGTCTCTCGCGGATTCCTTCAGTCAGCTGCTGAAGGGTAAAATTCTTACCCATTTTAAACTCCTATAGATTATTGGGTCTCTTCGCAAACTATGACTTGTCGGCTAGGCCGGCAAGTGTGGCCCATCTGTCTGATGTGGTGCTGGAAGCAGCAGAGCTACCGCCGGACACCGTACGTCTAGAGGAACCACCGGGGGAACGATGTGCAGATTCGGTTAGGGACTTGGTCTTCTTGGCTCCTAGGGAGTCAGTGAAGCCCTTGTAAAGCAACCGAACTTCTCTCAAAGTCTGGGCGCCGTCGAGGGACTCAACGATTGACTTAAGCTGTCTCTCATTGATCGACTTGGAATGCACCAGCTTATTCACGTAGAGAAGCTTTGCATTGAACAGATTCTGCTCTTTGAGTTGCTCACTGAGTTCCGCGACTGCACCGCGAAGCTCAGACACCTGCTTGCGAAGAGCTCGATTTTGACGGCTCTCTTTTCTAAACTTGTTAAAGGTCTCAACCTTGAG